GTGAAGCTCCCCGCCCCTGCCGGTATCGCGACCCTCGTCGCCTACGTCGCCACCATCCCCGCGGCGAACCTCGCCGTCACCCATTTCGGAGCCGTCCCCGTCGGATTCGGCTACGCCGCCCCTGCCGGCGTCTACATGGTGGGTCTCGCCTTGGTACTTCGGGACCTCGCCCGTGAGTCCGCCGGCCGTGGTGCTGTTCTCGCGGCCATAGCCGTCGGCACCATCCTGTCGTACTTCCTTGCTGACCCGGCGCTGGCTGGCGCCTCAGCTGCCGCCTTCGCGGTGGCCGAGACAATGGACTTCGTCGTCTACGAGCCTCTCCGGAAGCGCGGCCTGCTGATCGCGATGCTCGCCTCGAACGCCGTCGGCCTGCTGGCGGACAGCCTCCTCTTCCTCAAGTTGGCCTTCGGTTCCTTCGAGTACCTGCCCGGCCAGATTCTCGGCAAGGCGTGGATGACCTTCGCTGCAATCGCCGTGCTGGCCCTCCTTCGACGCAGCAAGCCAGCGAGCGCGAGCGCCTGATCACCTCAGCACCGTTGGCGACGTCATCGAGGGTGCTGGTGAGGGCGTCGCGTGGCACTGACCTGTGCACGCGCAGCACCAGGACAACTCCCCGTTAACGTCCGGCCATTGACGCCAGGGCACGAGTCGCAAGGCCAACTTGCCCCGCTCCTGATGCCTCCGATACGGTCGCGTCATCAATGAGGGCCCCACCGTGCCTACTAGGTCTGGTGGGGCCCTTTTGTGTCCTCTCGACCCCGGGGGGACCGAGTGTCGCGTGCCACCGTCTTCTTCAGGTTTGGCGGCCAGGGAGACGGCGGCCGTGCTCATGCGAAAGGACAACTGGTGAGTACACACCATGGCACAGGCTCCAGCCAGCAGTCACCCGGGCATGGCCCCGCGGATGACGTCTGGGGCCCGGAGGCGCCGTCGTCGACGTCCGCCCATGTACGGCGCGCAAACGTACAACTGCTGGTCGGCGGCCGCACCGTCTTCGCGGTGTACATCTCGCCCGCGATTGTGGCAGGTGCAGCAGGTGCAGTAGTTGCGTCCCTGGTACTCGGGGCGGCGAGTTGGGGCCACTGGCCTTGGCTGTAGAACCGTGAGAGAGGCCGCGGGGGCGCCTGCTCCCGCGGCCTTCGGGCGGTCATTGAAGGCACAGACGGAGTGCTGCAGTGTCTCGCCGGCGTGGCCCCGGGCCGCGCGCTATCTGTAGCGGCGGGTCGGCACGAGCCTGGCCACTGCCAGAGTTTCGCTCGCTTCGTCTTCGTCCTCTGGCGCAGGTACCTGCCGTACAACTTCGATATGCCGCTCGATCCCTCGCAAGTTCTCCTGGAGGTCCATGGTCACCACCCCGTCCACGGTGACCTTCAGCGGGTCCGCGAGGAGCTTCGCTCGCCGCTCGCCCAGCACCTCCAGCGCAACTGCGCGCACCGAGCGCAGTCGGAAGAACCGGCGCTCCAGGTCGGCCGGGTCGGTGTCCGGCCCGATCTGCGCCAGCAGCCATGACCGCTGGAACTCGTCCACCCGCTACTCCCTCCACGCGGTCCGGCCCGCCGCCGGGCTATTCCCGGTGGCGGGCCGCCTCCAGATGGTCACGACGACGAGGACGCGGAACGACCCGCGCCCCGCCTTGACGGGGACTTCCTCGCCCCGCCCGTGCCGACCGTCTCCTCCTGGCCGCCGTCCTTGTTCCCGGACGGCCCGAACTTCTCCACCACGACAGCCTCTTCCGGCTCGTCGCAGTCGTCCGGCGGTTCCTCCCACGCGTCCGGGTTGGTGATCAGCACGGCCACCCCCGGCTCCGGGCAGTCTCCCGGCAGCAGGATCAACTCCTCCCGCGTGGTCGGGTCCTGTACGTAGACCGCGGCCTTCAGCCGCCCCCGGCCCGCCATCACAGGACCTTCGCCACGATGTGCGCGTCCGGGGTGTGCATGACGGGCATCCCGACCGCGGCGCACTTGGTCCAGATCTGCACGGGGTCATCCTGGACACCTCGGGTGATGATCAGGCCGGGAGCATCCTCGCGGATGATCTCGGGGTTCGACCCGCGCGACAGCACCAGGGCCTCCGCGGTCACCCCGTACATGGTCTGCGCCCACTTCTCCCGCTCCGGCGGCACGAGAATCCACAGGTCCTCGGGCAGCACCTTGCGGGGCTTGCCGTCCACCCGCACCTGGGCCTTGTAGAACTGGATCGGCGGCAGGCTGTAGTTGCCGCGCACCACGTTGATCTGCTGCGGAGTGAGCGTCGCCGTCGGCGTGGTCGACGGGTTCACGCTGCCGTAGTAGGCCGCCCGGTAGGCGTTGTTCGCCGCCAGGTAGCTGAACGCCTTCCGGGAGGTGATCACCAGCTCCGGCTCCGGCGCGCCGATGTCGTCCAGGTGCTGGATCCACCGCAGTTCGTCCGCGATCGGGTCGGAGGCCGGCTCCGACCACGGTGTCCGGGCGACCGGCATGTTCTCGGCGGGGACGTTCCAGTCCACCTCCAGCGTCAGGCCGTTCTCCTGTTCCAGCGTGAACCGGCCGTCCGCGAGTACGTCGCCAGCGGCCAACTCCAGCCGGGACCGGATGGCCTCGACGTGCCGTTCCACGTCGTCGTACAGCAACTCGATCAGCCGGTCCTGATCCGAGCCGTGCGACGCCTCCAGCAGGATCTGCTCCTGCTCGGAGACGACGAGCTTCTGCCCCAGCGCGGGCAGCGCGCCCTCGCGGGACGTCTGCCACGCCTCACGGGTCGCGAACGGCACCGAGGCGTTGAACGCCCGGTACTTGGCGACGTTGACGTACCGGCCGGAGTCCTTCGTACGCCACTTCACCTCCCGCATCTCCACGGTCGGGAAGATCGTCTGAGTGAGAAGGAAGTCCTTCGGGGACGGGATCGCCCTGGCGAACGCCGTCAGGTCCATGACCGAGACGTCCTTGAGCAGGTCCTGAATCGTCACAGCTCAGCCCCCGCTCACACGAAGCGGATCTGCGCGGCACGCGGGTGCCACACGAGCTGGGACACGTCGATGCCACCGGGGACCTTCGACGCCTTCACCGCGCCGTGCCACAGCAGCGCGGCTGGCACCCGAGTCTGGCCCGGCGCGAAGGGGGCCTCAGCGATCACGAAGCCGCGCAGGATCTGGCGACCGCAGTGCGCCTCCGGGTCGTACGGGCCGTACAGGCCGGATTCCGCGACCCTGCCGACCGGCACGCCGGACAGGACCCGGCCGTACGGGTCACAGCCGTCGCCACACACGTAGTGCACGCCTTCGCTGAACAGGGTGAGGTCGAGGGTGATGGTGTCGACGGAGTCGGTGCCGTGCAGGGACGCCAGCCACTCGCGGTTGGCGGTGGTGTACTCGGACGTCGAGACGGGCTGGATGGTCATGTGCTTGGTCTCCATGGACGCTGCGGTCAGGTTCCGCACACCGCCCACGGAGGCGATGCCGTCCACGAAGTTCAGGGGGCGTGGTCCCCCAAGGTCTGAGGCCCGGACTATCGGGCGGCGGAGTCGCTGAACTCCGGGATCAGGCCACGGCGCTTGGCCATCTCCAACCCAGCCGAACCGGGCCTGGGCACCGGGGCCGTACGGATCGGGCCGCGACCGGCCGGTGCGCCCGCGGGGGCGGCCGGCACAAGCGCGCGGACCCCGCCGAACAACTCAGGGCGACGTGCCCGCAGGGCCTCGGCCGCCGACTGGATCTGCGCCTCGTCCGCGTCCTCCTCATCCACGGCCAGCAGACGCTCCGCGTCCACCAAGTCGTCACCCTCCGCACCGAGCGCCACCAGCGCGGCCCGGCGAAGCGCCGCCCTCTCCCGCTCGGCGGCCAGCTCCTCCCGGCGTGCAGCCTGCAACTCCCGCTCGGCAGCCGCCTGTTCCCGACGCTCCACCTCCGACAGCGCGGCCTGCTCTGCCTCGCGCTGCGCGGTCACGAACTCGGTGAGTGCCTTCGGGGAGTCGAACCCGAGCGTGGACAACAGCCGTTTGATCGCGGCCCGTTCGCCCTGTGCCTTCTCGCGGGTGAGCATCTTGCCCAACCGGTCCTGGGTGACCGTGACCTGCTGCTCCTGGCCGCCGCTGTCCGTGGCGTCGTCGAGCTGGTCGTTCGTCTCGTCCTCCGACGAGGCACCAAGAATCGGGTAGATCGGCCGCCCGTCACGGCGGTGGCCGACGGGACGGCGAGGCGGCAGGGGCCGGACCATACATCTCCTCCAGAGCGCGCCCCCGCGCTGGCAGCCAGTGTAGCCACTTGCACCGACACGGCCACGAGCCCTGTCCGACTGCCCCCAATGGCGTCGAACAAGGAAGGCACCACCCCGAGGCCGCGTCACCGGCCCGCCTCCACCGGCTCCCGCTCGCTCACCTTCCCCACCGGCTTCCTCACCCCGGCCGACCCCGACCCGTCCTCCTCCTGGTCGCCGTCATCCTCGTCGCGCTCGCGCCGAGCAGCGGCCTCCGCCATCCGCACCGCGGCCTCCTGCTCCGCCTTAGCCCGGATCCGCTCCACCTCCTGCGAGGCGTCCTTGATCGGGTACCCGGCCTCCAGCAGCATCGCCACCGCCGTCTCCAGCGACAGCACCCCCGCCCCGTACGCCTTGACAACCTCCTCCAGCACCGCGCCCCGGTCCGTCGGCGTGTGCGGCGCCCACGCCAGCCGCGCTGGCAGCGTCTCCCCAGCAGCCCAGCCCTCCGCACGCCCGGCCTGGTACAGCCGCTGCACCATCTTGAACAGCAGCCGGTACTTATGTTCACGGGCGAGCCGCATCATGCCGATCAGAGCATCCAGCGGCCCCAGAGCCAGCTTCAGCGCGTACCCCGACGGCACCTCCGTGGCCTCCAGCGTCCCGAGCCCGGCCGCCGTCACCCGCGAGTTGGCCGCGATCCGCTCCAGCAGGTGATCCACGCGCGCCCGCAGTTCGGCCAGCTGCGGCGACGTGTCCAGGGCATCCATCCGCCCGGTTTCGCCGAGTTGCCACACCGCACCGGCCTTCACCTGAAGCTCCTGTGGCTTGCCCGTTGCCCGGTCCACCGGCAGCCGCGCACCCGCGAGGCCGATGATCGGCGTGCCCGTTGTCGCGGAGGCCGCGGAGCTGTCCGAGTCCGTGGCCGCGAGCTCATCGAGCGCCTGCAGAACCCGAGCCAGAATCGAGCGCCCCCACTGCTCCCCGCCGTCCGGGATCGTGTTCGCGATGTGCACCACCGGCACAAAGTCGATCATCAGATCCAGCCGGTTCAGCTCCGTGCCGTCCGATCTCACCCGGAAACGTGCCTTGTCCATCGGCAGCCGGTCTAGCGTCTCACCGTTCTTCAGGTCCTCCAGCAGCCACTCCGCGTCCGTGAGATAGCACGTCACGTTGGACGTCCGCCCCGGCTCCCACGGGTACTGCCGTCCACCAGCCGCAGCGCCGACGTCGCCGTCGGGCTCGTCCTCGAAGATCGGACCCAGCTCGTACGTCACCCGGCGCACCCTGGCCTTCAACCCTGCGTCGTCGTCCGCCGGCAGCTCCCACGCCAGATGCACGCGGCTCGGGAAGTCCTCATCCTCATCGCCCCACTGCGGGAAGAAGAACCCCGGATCGTAGACCCGCAGCGTCGGCCGCTGCTTCTGCGGGTTCCACGCCAGCACCATCACGCTGTCCCCGAGCAGCACCGCCGCCCGCTCCGCCTGCTGCACCCGGAACGTCAGCAGCTCCTTGTCTGCCCACTTCCGCAACCGGTCCTGCACCGCGGCGGCCTCCGCCGCACCGGGCGTCGGCGTCTCCTCATCGGCGTGCTCCGCGCCCTCGACCGCGACCTTCTGTTCTGAACCGAGGAGGTAGCCGAGCGCGGTGTCTACGAGGTTCGCCGCGTCGCCCAGCTCCCGTCGCTCCAGCGCGCTCTCGTCGCCACCGGCCGCCGCGAGCTGTCCGGCCTGGTTGTTGTCGTACGCCGCCAGCACCTTGTATGCGGCCAGCCGCCGTAGCTCCTGCGGCGGGACCCACGTCTTGGCCAGCTCCGGAAACGCGCGGCTGCCGGGACGCCCGGCATCGGCCATAACGGGCTTGTAGTTCAGCCACGACCACGCATCGATAACGAGTTGGCGCAGGCCCACAGTCTCCTCCGGACGTCGGCCCCGCGCCGTTGATCAGCCTATAGCCCAGCGAACCCCACGACCCGGCTACGTGACACTGGTCGCCCAGGTGGCATGGCGTTCTGCCGCCACCTTGCGCAGGCGTTCGGTAAGCGCACCCCGCTCCGCTCCGTGCGTCTTGTTGCTGTGGCAGTTCGGGCACAAGGCGATCATCGCCGCCGGATGATCCCGGCCGCCACCAGCGTGGTCATCGATGTGGTCGACCTCGAGCAGCGGCTCCCCGGCCTTCGTCCGGTACGGGAGGTCCGGCAGCAAGCACTCTGGGTTCTCGCACCTTCCCCCACTTCGGATGACCACCGCCCGACGTGCTGCGGAATTCCGAACACGTCGGTCTCCCCCCACGGCCCGCCGCTCCTGATCCCGCCCGGACTCCTCCCATTCCGCCGCCCTCATACACAACGCCCGGTACGCGGCTACCGGGGTGGTGCGAGCACGCAAGCGTCGGGGTGCGTACGGCTCGGGAACCAGATGGAAGCTGTCCGGTGCGGCCTGATCACCTGCCGCCTCATCCAGCCCTGCCCATGCGGCCTTCAGCTGTGCTTCGACCGCCTCCTGTTCGGCACGGTCCTTGACCACGAGCGTCAGCCTCTGGCCCTGCCTGGCCATCTCGATCGCCACCGCCACAGCGGTCGCGGTTTTCCCCGTCCCGGTGGGCAGACTCATCACGCTCTTCATGCCCACCCCGAACCGGCCGAGCGCGCCCTCACGGCGAGATCTCATCTTGCGGGCGTCCACGACCGACGCCACGGCCGGAACCCCAACGGTCCGGCCGCTCTCCACCCATGCCGGCATCACCCGAGCTTCCCCCGCCATCCCCGACTCCCCGTCTGTCCAGCGCCGATCAACTCGCAACGCTGCCACAACCCACTGACAACGGCCTTGGCCCAACTACCGCCGACCAGCGAGCCGCTGGTCATCCCCACCACGCGGAGGCGGCATCGTCGGATCCAGGAACAGGTCCCACAACGCCCACACCGCCGAGTCCAGCAGGTCGGGCGAGTCCTCCGTCTCGCCCTGGCCGACAAACGTCGTCATCTGCTCCTCCAGCTCCGCGAACCGCCGGGCCGGACCGACATGCGACACCCTGGCCTGCTCGTACAGCTGCGCCGCCGGCGCCGCCCGCGCCCGCTTCCCACGCGTTGCATGAACGATCCGCCAGTTCACCGTCGGGTCCACCTGCTCCAGCAGCGCGGGCAGGTAGTCACCACCGTTGTTGGCCTCGATCACCACGCAGTCGGCGCGGTGCTCGTGGTATAGCTCAGCGGCCCGCTTCATCGCCTGCGTCGGCGTATGCCGGTCCTGCTCGCAGTGCAGCAGATACCCGCGAGGCCGGTCATCCCCGAACATCGTCTCCACTGGGAACCCACGGCCCGCCACGGTGAACGCGGTCATGTCCGCGTTCTCGTGCGACTTCGTGGCCGGATCGACGGAGACCACCACGCGCTGGAGGTCAGGCAGATGCTCGGGCCGGGGGCGGAAGCCCTCGACTTCCAGCATCCACCCCTTCCACAGCGCGCCCTCCACGTCCTCGAGTAGCTCGCCGGACAGCTCCTGCCGCCCCAACCGGGTGCCGGCGTACTCCTCCTCCAGCTCTTCTCGGGCCGCCGCCGACAGGTTCGCGTCGTTCTCCCGCATGTGCCCGCGGGTCAGCACCACCCGAGGCGGCGCCCCGCCCTCCAGGTGCGCCTTCTCCTGGGCACGGCCCCGCTCGACGAGCCTCTTGACGTGTGGGAGCGGCTTCGGCGTCGTGGAGATCACGACTTGCGGGGCGTCCGCCTCACGCAGGCAGAACCACAGCATGTCGTAGACCTCTTGCGCGGTGTGCCGCGACCAGGCCGCGTACTCGTCGCACCATGCCTTGTCGAACGCCCAGCCGCGCAGGTTGTCCGGCGTCTCTGCACCGAATCCCCGGATCAGCGTGCCGTTCACCAGGCGCAGCGTCGTTTCACCCAGCGACGAGTTGTACTTCGCCACTTCCTCAGGCGGGAACACCGACAGCAGCCCCGACTTCGGGGACTCGAAGCAGATGTCCCGCACGAGCGTCGCGTTCTTCGCCACCACCGCGATCTGAAGACCTGGTGTCTGCGCCCACTCCTTCACCGTCTCCGCCGCCGTCCGGGACTTGCCCCAGCCACGGCCGGTGAGCAGCATCCACACCGTCCACAGCCACAGCGGCTGACGCTGCGCCGCGCGGGCATGGTGGTGCAGCCACCCCGCGTGGGGCAGCCCGTTACAGTTCGGGACCTCGCACGCCCACCTGCGCGCCGACAGCTCATCGGCGCGGACCAGGGCGGCGACCTCGGCCTTCAGCTGCTCGTCGCTCATTACCGAGGGGTCCGCGAACCCCTCGACCATGCGGCGCTTGGCCCGGCCGCGGCTCACTGCGCGCCCTCCGACAGCCGGCGCTCCAGTTCACGACGGAGCTGGTCCATCCGGGCCCGGCGCTCCTCGTCCGACAGAGAGGCCACGTCCACGGCCTGGTCCCGGTCCTCGACCGTCCCGGCCGCCGGGGCCTCACCCACGGCGCGCCGCTCGATCTCCGCCGCGACCTGGATGTAGCGCAGCAACTCCGACGGCGACAACTCTCGCGGGTCGAGTGTCTGGAGCCGCGCGACCGCCTTGCTCTGCACGGCCTGCGCCAACTTCGCGTGCCTGCGGGCGATGTCCCGCCGCGCCTGCGCCTGTTCTGCGAGGAACAGCCGGTCCTGCTCCCGGTCGTAGGCCGCGGCCCGCATCACCCATGCGAACTGCCGCGACCACCGGCCCAGCAACGTGCGGGATTTATGCAACTCGCGTGCCGCTTTTGTCAGACTCCGCGCTGGGCCGAGATCGCGGTACACGGCGAACGCCTCGAACGCCTGGACCGACTCCCCGCTCTGCCGCTCCCAGGACTCCACGGTGTCCTCGGCCACCGCTCACCTCCTGGCCAACGGCCGTCTAGTTGCTATGTGCGGCCAGGACTTCCAGCGCCCGCCACGGCTCGTCGGCTGGCACGGTGCCGTCCTGCACCATCCCGTCAATGGCCGCCCGCACGACGGCGGCCGTCTCCACCGGCACGTCCCGAACGCCGAACACCGTCTCCAACGGCGCCGTCCCCGCCCGGGTCGCCTCCCTGGAGTCCGCGTCGAACCAGCCCTCGGCCAGCTCGCCCAGGTGCCGCTCGAACACAGCGAGGATCACGCCGAGTGCCGTCGCGCTGTTGCCGATCTTGTACGCGGCTCGGGAGGTTTCCAGCGCATCGAGCACCGGCTCGTACTGCTCCAGCCCGGCCACCCATCGCTGGTCCGCCGTCGCCGTGGATCGGGCTGCGTCGAACGCAGCTTCCGCTCGCTCCAGTTCATCGGGCAGGAACATGAACTGCACGCTGGCGAAGTCGAGGTTCGCCTCGCCCAGGGAGGCGACATCCACCTTCTCCAGCAGGTCCAGGGCCTTGTCGTCCAGGCCTGTGTACTGCCGCCACTCCACAGATTCCAGCTCGTCGTACAGCTCTTTGAGGATCGCCGGGTCGTCCTGGCCTGCGATGGCGTTGTGCGAGAGCTGGAGAGCGATCTGCCGCTGGCGGGGCAGCGGCTCGTCTATCTGCATCCACCAGATCTGCGACAGGCCGGCCTCGATCGCGGCGAGCGTGCGGTGGTTGCCGGACAGGACGACCAGCCGCCCTGTGTCGCGGTCGTTCCACACCAGCGGCGTCGAGGTCAGGCAGCCGTCACGCTCGATGTTCGCCACGAGCTGCCGGAACTGCTCGTGCGGCAAGAACCGCGCGTTGACGTCGAGTAGCGTCAGCGTGCGCGGGTCGCCCTGCACCATCTGCGGCGGGGCGAGGCGAGTGGTCTCCTCCATGATCAGACTCCCGTCTTCGTCGTCGGGGCGCCCCACCGCTTCACCCACATCTGAAGGGCCTCGGCCAGCGTGTGCTGACCCATAGCCCCCTGGTACTGGAGCTGGAACTTCCAGCCGCCCTCGTTCGATGGGCTGCGCTTGTGCAGCCGCAGCAGCCCGCGGTATTTCATCGACACCGGGTTGTTGCTGAACGCCGTCGTCGCCACCCTCCGGATCCGCCGCGAGAACGCCCGCTGGCACAGCAACTGCGCCTCGGCGCTGGTGGCCGCGAGCACGATCAGCTTCGACAACCGCGGGTAGTCGGTCGGCGCGACCGCGAAGTCCGAGAGCACGTACGCCTCGTCCGGCGTGAACGTGCTCGGAGCCATCGCGAACACCCCAAGGAGCCGTCCGCCGCCGTCCTTCACCGCGACGGCCAGGTTCGCCGCGCCGGGCGCAATCTTCGGGTTGAGGTACCGGGAGCGTAGCGCGTTGAACTGGCCGGGCTTCAGCAGCGACAGCGTGAGCGGGCCGACCAGTTCCTCACCCTCGCGCAGGCGGGGAACCTTCACCGGCTCGATCGGCTGGCGCGGAGCAACGATCCTCGTCCGGGCCTGACTGGCGTACACGTAGAAGGGAGCAGCGCGCGGGGTCGCCTTGATCACGCCGCGCAGGTAGGAGTGCAGCTCTGGCACGTCATGGTTGGAGGCCGTTAGCCAGTACGGCCGGTCCGTAATCGCGCCGAGCACGCTGACCACGTCGTCGTCGGACAGCGGCTCATACTCGGGTGCGTCCCAGGTGAAGTGCGCTTCCAACGGCTCGTACAGCTTCTCGTAGCCACCGCCGTAGAAGGGAGGGAAGGAGCACACCGGGGCGTCACGCGGAACCTTCTGGAGCCAGGAGCGCACGTCCTCCACCTCATACGAGGCGAGTTCGATGTCCGAGCCGGACAGCCGCTCGACCGTCTCCGCGTGCTTGACCTCCCACTGCTCCCGGTAGGAGCGCACCACCCGTTCATGCCACAGCCCCTCGCGACCGACGCTGGCGAGGAACCGCGTGCCGAGCATGAGCGTGGCGACGGTGCCGACACCGTCGTCCAAGGAGTCCGCGAGCCAGCCGAGTTGATCTCGGCACTCCTCGCGGAGCTGGATGCCGACCGGTTGCCGGGTAAGCCACCGGCCGACCGCGCTGGTGTAGATGGACACGTCGGAGGAGTGGAGGGCGAAGCCCATGTCGGCCACGCTGCGCTCGATGGTGAAGTTGCCGCAGCACGGGACGTACACCGGGCCGCTCGGCCACTGGCTGGCGGTCTCGCGCACGATGGAGCGCATGGGGCCCGGGATGGTGCCCTGGAACATCTCTCGCCTCCCGACGAACGACAGCGCCCAGCCTCGGCGGGATGCCGGGGCCGGGCGCTGCGCTGGAACCTCACACAAGGAGCAGGCAGCCCCTTGAAATCATGTCACCTATTTTTGCGGCGCGGTTCCGACGCTCAGATCAAGGTGCCCTGCTGATCCATCGGGGACAGCTCCCGCACCTCGTCCCCCGTGACCTCCTTCCACCAAGCGGCGAACACGCGGCGGTGGCACCAGAGTCCCGGCTTTGCCAGGTCCTCGAAGCAGAGCAGCACCAGGCGGTGATCGCCCTCCGCCTGCGTGATCTGCCGCAGCCGCGCGGCGATCCGCTCGGGCCCGAGCTGGTCGAGGTCGGCCCAGTAGGCCGTCGTGAACTCGGGCTCGGGCTGGGAGAGATAGTCCCGACGCGGCGCGAGCTCCCGCACCGAGTGGGTGAGGGAGTAGGGGAGTTTGAAGCGGGGAGCGCCCAGGGTGATGCGCACCGGCACCCCTTGCGTGGGCTGGAACGCCTGGAACCGGTTGGTGAACAGGGTGAGCACGTGGCCATTCCTTTCGTGGTGCTCAGATGCCGGGGTGCGTCGGCGTTGGCGACGGCTGCCCCGGTGACCGATGATGCCGCCCGCTCGGACCTGGCTGAGCGGCACCGGGCGCGTAGGGAGCACACCTCCCTGCGCGCCCGGCCCGGGCTACTCATCGAAACGGGTTGGAATTCGGAGAGGAATTCAAGCGGAAACGGGCGCGGCCGGAATTCCGGCCGCGCCCACTCATCCAAACCCGCAGGAAGGGAGGGGCGCGGCCTCTGCCGCGCCCCTCAGTGCTACTTCGCTGCCGCTTCAGCCTTCTTGGCAGGCGTCCGGCGCACCGGGGCCTTGGTGCCCGTGGTCGTGCGCGCCGCCGGCTTCGGGGCGGGCTTGGCCGCCGCCTTCTTCGCCGTGGCCTGCGGCTTGCCTGCCGAGTTCGCCTCCGGCTTCTCGGCCTCCGCCTCGGGCTTGGCCGCCGCCTCGGCCTTCTTCACAGCCGCCGCCTCCTGCTGGACCTCCGCGGCCGCCTTGTTGAACTCCTCGGCCATGGCCCGCTGGAAGCCCTGCGCCTTGCTCAGCAGGTTCCGCACCATCTGCACCTTGGCGTACAGGCGGCCGACGACCCGCAGGTGACGCGCGAGGTCGTCACCGAGGATGACGGCCAGGTCCTCCGGCTTCTTCTCCGCCAGCTCCTCCAGCAGCGGGATCAGGACCTCCTCCGCCTTGCCGAGCCCGTCCTTCGCCTTGACCTTGGCCTTCTTCTGCTTCTCCTGCTCCTCGGCCGTCGGCGCCTTCTCGTTGGTGAGGGAGGTCTGCTGCTCCATCATCTTGAGGCCGTTGGCGAAGTGCTGCGCCTCGGCCTCACTGTCGAAGTCGCCGCGCACATACCGCATGGCGGCCACCATCTGGTTCGCCGGGTTGAGCTGGGCGATGTGCCAGGCGAGGTTGTTCTTGATCTGTCCCTGGTCGACCATCTCGGCCACCTCGGGGCGCAGGGTGAGCAGACCGAGCCTCCAGGTGATGTGGGTCTCGGTCTTGCCGAACTGCTTGGCGATCTTCGCCGGGGTCCAGCCAGCGGCCTTGAGGTCGGCGTACGCACCGGCCTCCTCCATGATGGTCATGTCCGCCCGGTTGACGTTCTCAGCGATGCTGAGGACGTACGCCTCTTCCTCGGTGGCACCCTCGACGACCTTCGCCGGGATGACCTCCAGGCCGGCCGCCTGGCAGGACCGCCAGCGCCGCTCGCCCGCGATCAGCATGTAAGGGACCTTGGCGCCCTCGACCGGCCGGATGACGACCGGCTGGAGGAGGCCGTTCTCCTTGATGCTGTTGGTCAGCTCATCCTGCGCCTCCTCCGAGAAGAACTTCCTCGGCTGCTCCGGGTTGGGAGCGATCTCGCTGACCTTGATGTTGATGAACTCGACCTTGTTGTCAGCCATTTCCCCGCGCCTTTCGTGAATTCCGTTAGGGGTGTTCCCCTTTGTTCTTACACTTATATCTTAATGGCGAATACCGCCAAAGCAAGTTCAGAACTCTTTTAATTCAAAGGAATTCAGAAAAGGGAATTCGCTGCATTTCCGAATTCCCCTTTCCGGCTGTGGACATGAGAGAGCCCGCCACGACCAAGCGGTCACGGCGGGCTGACTCCCGTCACGCACCCCGACGGCCGCACCGGGACGGCCGACTCCTCGCCGGGTGGGGCGCGGGGGGGGTCGGCCACCCGGCGAGGAGTAGGGAAGGACGCCGCTCACGCGACGCTGCCGTGCGGGGCTCCTGCGGCTGCTGTACCCGCCCGGCACGTCAGAACGTACAGCAGCATCTCAAAAATGTCACCTATCTGACCCCTGTCTGGGTGCTGGCCACCCTGTGACTCAACAGCACCCATCCTCTTGCAGGCCATCGTCTGGCTCCCGGCCGCGCATGCCAGCCTGCCACTCCAGCAGCTTTCGGGCCTCCTGGCGGGTCGAGACACCCGCCCCGCCTCGAAGCAAACACGGGGGCTGCTTGGCCAGTTCAGCGATCCGCCGCTCGTCGATTTCGGACATGCGATTCCTCCCGTGAACGGCAAGCGCGCCGCCTTCGCCCGCCCAGATGCGACTTCCTCGACAGCCCACCAAGAGGCAGGTAACGGAGCGCGTGACGCCCGCAGTTCACCCGCCGGCTCCCCCGAGGAAACTGTCCAACAAACCCTATAACCCCTCCGAGCTGCGAGGTATCGTAGAGGCAGGGACGATTGTTACCGGCCAGTCACCTGCGGCAGCATACGACACGGCCAGAGAAGGCGGACATGACAGACACCACCGACCGGCGTCAACACATGAGTCTGGCCTCGAAGTTGCTCGTCCTGCTGCGCCTGCGCCGCGATCCGGACGGGTTCACGCCCAGCGCCCGGGACGTCTCAGATGCGACGACCCCCGTGGGACAGCGCAAGCCCCTGCTGTCGCACGGCACCGTCAACAGCCTGATGAACGGCACCAGCAGCAATCCCAGGTCGTCTACCATCGCTGCGCTCGCTCAGGCATTGGACGCCCCGGCCGCGTTCTTGCTCTCAGGACGGGAGTGGGACGACCTCGCAGCCCTGTCGGTGTACCGGGAGCACCCTGAAGCCCGCGAAGTCCTGCGTTTAATGCAGGGCCTTGAAGTGCAGGACATTCTTGAAATCCGTTCGAAGCTCCGGGAGATCCGTGTTCGCAGGGGACTGTCCGAAGAGGTCCCCGCGATCCCCCCACCTCCCCCCGGCGTCGACCAGCCCCGTGAGGGCCGGCCGCGCCGCCTGCTGAGCCTGCACGAAGCCGCTGAGAGGGCAGCGGATGATCTGGAAGGACGTTGAACCTCTTGGACGGCCTCATCTACGGTGTCTGTGCCCTTGCCACAGCCATCAGCGCGGCGACACGCCTGCACTACACCCGTAAGCGTCGCAATCAAGCGGTCTATCAAATCGCCCACAGGGCCCGAATGTCGGCGTTCGCAGCCTGCTTCATCGGCTCACTCCTGGCGATCCCCACAGTCGCCGAAGCCGTTGACCGACTCATGGACCTCAACGAGGTCTCCTCCCTCGCCTCGGATCTCGCCGCAGTGATCTTCTGGGCATGCCTCCAAGTCATGATCGTGGACTGGACGCACTCAAGAAGCCACGTACAGGCGGGAGTCGCGGTGCGCATCATCGCCGTGTGCTGTGTTGTCGCGGCGATGATCTGGGAGTTCCACATGGCCGACACCGCGCACACTGAGCTGTCCGCGACCTACGCGCGTAGATCCGACGTCCGGCTGTACCTGCTCACCTACCTCGGCTTCACAGCCGTGGCCGGGCTGGAAATCGGCGCCTTCTCTACCGGGCTGGCCATTGCGGCCTGGCAGCAACGACGCGCAGCCGCAACCGGACTGTCCATCGCTGCAGCCGGGGGCGTCTTCGCCGTCGCCCATGCGCTCAGCCGTAGCGCGTACATCATCGCTGACCGGACCGGGCACGCTTGGCCGCTGTCTGTCGAAAACGCCGTCAGCCCCGCCTTGGCGGGGCTCTCCATCATCTGTGTGGCCACCGGTCTCGCGCTGGCCACCATCGGCTACAACGTCAGCCCCAAATGCGCTGGCAGAGCAGTTTAGGCGGACTTCTCCTCAGCCTCCGCGCCCCACTGACGCCAATGCAGTGCCACCCGGTCCGCGTCCACCGTGCGAGAACCCCTGGACGCGGCCGGGTACACGGCCACCTTCTCCAGCATGAGAACCAGGACACCCTTCTTCGCCCTCATCGGCGCGTGCTTCCACCAGCGCACGAGGTCAGGGATGTCACCGACCGGCACGTGCTTGACCTGCTCCAGGAGACGAGCCTTCGTCTCGCTCTCGCGGATCAGTTGCGTGAGTTCCTTATCGGCTGCCCTGAACGCCTTGAGTGACATGTCCGGCGAACGCCCGTAGTCCACGCCCAGCTTCTTCTGCCGACGGCGCGCGGCTGCCGCCTCCTTACGCAAGAGGGCAGCCTGGGCGAGCAGTTCATCTCGCGCCTGACCAATCAGCGCGCTGACCTCTGGCTTGGCCAACTCCGCCAGAACGTGCTCAGCGACGTACGTCTCCAGCAGGTCAGCATTGATGCGGACCTTGCCGCACCCGCCCGGATGCTGCGCTGTACTGGGCGCGCACCGGTACCCGCGGCTGCCGCGGTTCGAGGGAGAGGAGCCCAGCGAGGTCGTGCACAGCCCGCAAGTACCCATCGGGCCGGGGATCAAGTACTCCCGCTGCGGGGCCCGCTGTTTGTCGGGGTCATGGACGGGGCGCATGGCACGGATGGCCTCGAAGTCCTCCCGAGGGATGATCGCGGGGCCGCCCGTTTCGACGAGGTTGCCGTTCTCGTCTTCCTCCAGGCCGGCGATGGCCGGGTGATCGAGCACGTTCGCCAGGACGTCTGGCTTCCACAGACCACCGCGCGTCGTGCGGTACCCCTCGGCGTTCATCCACTCCGTGATGGCGGGATAGGGCTGCTTGAGCAACCGCCGCGAGGCGGCAGCACGAATGCCCTCCGCCTCGCTCTCGCGCACCCGCCGGTACGCCATGTCCTCAAAGCCGTACAGCCTCGGCATCTCCTCGCCCCTCCTACCGACCCCCTTTAGCGAACTAGTTTACCGAAGATAGGTCACATTGTTGGAAACCAAACAAACACCCCAAGATCACGCGCCGCCTCCGTCGATCACGTACTCACCCCCGCTTCCCGGCACTGCTCGATGCCGAGGACCTTCCACAGCTCCACCGTTGGTACCCGAACTGTGCCGCCTAGCGGGAGCGTCCGAACAGGGAACTTCCCATTGCGGATCAGCTCGTACGCCTTGTCTCGGCCAATTCCCAGAGCACGCCCGGCAGTTGTCACGTTGACCGTGGCCGGAAGAGCCAGCAGCTCCTCCAGACCCATCGCTCCGGCCGAAGCCTGTCCGCCCGCTTCCTGAGCAGTCATCGCGTTGGTCGCAATCTCCCCCGCGCCAACTTGTCAGCAACTTTACAACGCTGTCCGACACCCCCAGCAAGATCAAGAGAGATCACGCCAGACACGTACGCACAGCCTCGGCTGGCTGTGGCCAGTCGACAGCAGGGGGTCGGATGTTCAAGCCGAGCTACTACCGGCGATGCCAGTGCAAGGGGCCGCTCAAGGACGAGGAGGGCAACCCGGTCCTCGACGCCGATGGCGAACCGAAGATCGGAGACATCGGGCTGACGTGCCCAAAGCTCGGCAAGGGCCACGGCACCTGGTACTTCTACTTCGAGGCCGAGCGCGGCGAGGGCAACAAACGTGCGCGAGTGCGCCGCGGTGGCTTCGCCAAGCTGGATGACGCCAAGAAGAAGGCCAAGGAGCTGTACGACGCGGCCACGGCCGGCACCGACGTGCTCTCCGACGAGACGTGCGGCGACTTCTTCCTCCGGTGGATCAAGGCCAAGAAGTCCCTCGCCCGCACCACCCGCCACGGCTACGAGGAGCACATCAACAACTACCTCCTCCCTCACCTCGGGCACATCAAACGCCGCGACCTCAAGGTCCGCCACCTCGACAAGATGTACGACGCGATCGAGAAGGAGAACGCCGAGCGGATCCTCCACCGCCTCCGCGTCGACCAACTCCGGAAGGAACGCGACGCCGCACACCGGGCCTGGGTGAAGACGGCGGGCTACGCCAAGAAGGAGGAGCGCCGCGCCGCCCGCCGCGCCTTCCTCGATGCGAACGCCGCGCTCCGCGAGGGCAAGAAGGGGCTGCGGAAGGTCACCTCCGCCGCCACCATGCACCGCATCAACGACACCCTCAGCTCGGCGCTCTCCTGGGGGATCAAGCGCGAGCAGGCGTTCTCCAAGAACTGGGCACAGCTCGTCGAGCTGCCGCCGGTCACCCGGCCGAAGCCGCTCGTCTGGACGCCCGAGCGCATCGAGCACTGGAAGCGCACTGGCGAGAAGCCCGGCCCAGTCATGGTCTGGACACCAGAGCTGACCGGCCAGTTCCTCGACTTCATCAAGGACGACTGGCTCTACGAGCTGTGGCACAGCTTCATCTTCCTCGGCCCCCGCCGCGGCGAGATGGCCGCGCTGCCCTGGACAGAGGTCAGCACCGATGCCCTTTGGCTGCGGATCTCCCAGCAGATCGTGGAGGTCGCCTACCAGTTGTACGGCGAAGCGCCGAAGGCCGACAGCGTCCGCACCCTGTCCCTGAGCCTGGAGTCTGGCGACAACCTGGTCAGCTTCCGGGCGAAGCAGGAGCAGAAGCGCCAGGAGTGGGGGGACGCCTACGTCGAGACCGGACGCGTGTGGACGCACGAGAACGGCGAGGCGCTGCACCCTGACTGGATCTCGCGCCGCTTCACCCGCCTCGTGGAGCTGTCCGGCCTGCCGCCGGTCCGCCTGCATGACCTACGCCACCTCGCGGCCACCCTGTCCCTCCTCGCCGGTACCGACATCAAGGTGGTTCAGGAGAAGCTGGGTCACTCTTCCCGCCAGATCACCTCCGACACCTACACAAGCGTGCTGCCCGAGATGATGCGAGCCGAGGCCGAGTCGGTCATGGCCGTCGTCCCCCGAGAAGTCCCCCTCCAGGTCCGCACTCCGCTGACGATCCCTGAAAGAACCTGGCAGGGCGACATCGCCGTCTTCTTCGCCCACGGCGCCCGGCAGTCAGGTGAGACCTGGGCCGTTGGAGCGCAGACCCAACCCGACTCCGATCTCCTCGGCATGATCACCCTTGCCGGCCGGGGTCAGGACGACGCCGCCAACGCGGCCGTGAAGTGGATACGGGACCACTGCACCGCACACGACCTGGAGCTGGTCCGGGTCGAGAACTTCAACGACCGGTACCCGGAGGAGCAGCGAGCCGACTTCTCGCTCACGCGCTTCACGATCGCGCGCTCCGAGTCTCCGGGCGTGGACGGCTGGTCGCTCCCGACGGGCCTGCCGTCCACAGCGTCCCGGACCGCACGCGGGACCTCGAAGGGGCGCCGGAAGGCAGCGTGAGGGCCTCTCTGTCCCCTGAACCGGCCCCGTGTCCCCTGTGTGTCCCCTGGATCTTGGTCTGAACGTATGAACGGGGGGCACCACCTTGGAGTGGTGCCCCCCGTTCATACGTTTCCGCAGGTAGAAACGGTTCTCCTGGGAGAGGTGAGTGTGGGGCGGGTGGGACTCGAACCCACGGCCGACGGATTATGAGTCCGCTGCTCTAACCGGCTGAGCTACCGCCCCATAGCGGCGTGTCGCGTACAAGTGTGCGCGCCGTCTGCCGCAGCATAGCCGCTCATACGATCTCCTGCTTCGTATGGTCGACTTCGCATGCCCTGAAGGACTCCGCCTTGACCTGCGCGGTTCCCACGGCAGGGACACGAACATGAAAAAGGACCCCGGCGTGGGGTCCTCGTTCAGCATGCTCCCCCGACTGGACTCGAACCAGTAACCTGCCGGTTAACAGCCGGCTGCTCTGCCAATTGAGCTACGGAGGACCGAGCTCCCCCGACTGGACTCGAACCAGTAACCTGCCGGTTAACAGCCGGCTGCTCTGCCAATTGAGCTACGGAGGAATGCCTCGTTGCATCGAACGTACCTACCTGGGTATTCGCCAGGGGGCGTGCGCTCGCTGCGACACATACATTAGCGCAAGCAGGGGGGTGCTCCGCCAATCGGTTCCCCTCGGCACCGACGCCGCACCAGGGACCTACGCAAGGGAAGGGTGGCCGCCATGCGCTACCGGATCACGTTCGTGATCGGACTCGCCGTCGGTTACGTCCTCGGCACACGCGCCGGACGCGAGCGCTACGAACAGCTGAAGAAGACCGCCCGGGAGATCTCCCAGAACCCCGCGGTCCGCAACACCGCGGAGTCCGCGGCCCAGCAGAGCCGCCACTTCGCGGGCAAGGCCTACCACACGGTCAGCGAGAAGGTGGGCGACCGAGTCCCCGAGTCGGTGGCCGCCCGAGTCCGCAGCCTGCGCGAACGCAGCGCCCACAACGGCGGCGCGGAGGACGACTGGGGCACGAGCAACACGTAG